CTTTTGCATAATCATTTGCAGCTTCCCACTTATTCATGTTCTTAATATAAGATAAACCTTCAGCGATATATTGTTTCGTTCTTCTTGGTCCAGTTGGTGGAAGTGTTTCTTTTTCAGGTTTAATCTCTACTAAGAGTGTTTTATCTTCAAATACTATTTTCATATCAACAAAATACCTATGATACTTTTTATCAACTTCATAATAATATGGTATTACTATTTCTTCAGAACTCCATTGTTTAACTTTAGGATTCTTATCACACCACTGAAACACAGCCTTTTCCCATAAAGACCTATATATTATATTATTGGCATCACCTTTATACTTAGATGCATTTTTGATTGTGTATCTACCAGAATAAGCCATGTTTTTTGTTATAAATAGAAAAATAATATTTAATATATCTATAAGGATTTTACATGGCATTTTTAGATCCAAACGCTCCACCAGTGAATCAATCAATTTTACCCGGTGCTATAAACGACACCACGTCGCCATCATCACCATTTGGTCCATCATCATCAAACACTGCATTTGTTAAATCTGCTGAAAATCCAGATGAATCAGTTAGAAATGTTTCTTCTGCAGGTAACCGTAAAATCACACCAGATGACGACGGTGCCGTTTCAGCAAAAACTTATGTTGGTTCTGGTCCTACGTTATACTATCCAGTAGAAAATGATAACCCTGCATATCAGGCAAGAGTTACTTTTAAAGTTTATTCACTACAAACTAAAATGGACGGTGAAACGTTAAAAGGTTTTACTAAACACGTTACTGATAATTTAAAAGTAACTTCAAAAAGTGAAGATATAGATCCCGGCGGAGATGTGTTCGGTCAAGATGTTTATAGTGATGGGTTTGAAGAATTTGGCGAAGATTTTGCAGATGCAAGTGGTCCTGGCGCTAACTCAAACGCTTTAACAACAAAGGCTAAAAGAGTAGGTCAAAATATAACAACTTTTGTAAAAGATAAAGTTACTGGAAATGCCGTAGCAGAACAAACTGCTAAAATTTTTAAAGGTGGAGTTGATTTTAGACCTACACCTAACATGCCAATAGTGGATATGTACTTTCCACTTACAATGCAGTTTAATGATAACGCTCAATATGACAATGCAGATTTAGGTGCAATGGGAGGAACAGCTGAAGCTGCAATACAAGCAGGTGCAGGTGCTTTAAATAGTGTGCTAGGTGCAGCATCACAAGGTGTAGGTAGTATTTTTGATGCAATCACAGGAAACAAACAACTTTCTGAAACAGCTTTAAGAGTTGGAGCCGCAAGAGCTATTGACTTAGGATCTTTTCTAAATACTGGTGTTGCCAATGCATTAAGACTTACAAACAGAACAGTAATAAATCCGAATACAAGAGCACTGTTTAGAGGTGTCAATTTAAGAGAGTTTACTTTTCAATTTAAAATGATTGCAGAATCACAACAAGAAGCAGCAATAGTCGAGCAAATAGTAAAACATTTTAGAACTCAAATGTATCCGGACACGTATCCAGTAAATATAGGTAATAACGTTTCAGCCGACTTAGGATTTGCATTTCCAAATGTGTTTGAAATAACTTTCAAATATAAAAACGGAGAGAACACCAGAATACCTAAAATACATTTTTGTTACTTAAGAAATGTAAGCACGACAATCAATCCAACCGGTGGTACATTTAGAAGAGATGGCCAACCTAATGAAATAGATTTAACGTTAAGTTTTGTAGAATACAGAACACTCAATAAGAAAGATATTAAGGCGGGCTACTAATGAAATATTTTAAAGATTACGAAGATGTACTTTATCTTTTTGGAAGTAATGAACAACAAACATTAACACCTAATTTATCAATTTACGTAGATGTAATAGATCAAGTAAAAGATGATATTTCATTTTTAACATATTATAATATAATAGAAGGTACACGTCCAGATCAAGCCTCAGTTCAGTTGTATGGTAGTACACTTTACTATTGGACTTTTTATTTACTTAATGATAATATAAGACAACAAGGCTGGCCTTTAACAAATGTTGAGTTACAAAGATATGTAAAAAAAGCTTTTCCTAATACTACTTTAACTACAAGAGAAAATATTTCAACTAAGTTGAAAGTAGGTCAAACAATAACTGGTAATACTTCAGGTGCTACAGGAACAATAGTAAGACGAAATCTTGATCTCGGACAAATAATTGTTGAAGGAACCGTTAATTTTACTAGTAGTGGTGAAACCGTAACATCATTAAATGCTGACGGTGACTATGAATTTGTAACAGCTGTTTCTAGCAGTGCTGAACATTTATCGGCAAGTTACTATACTGACACCACTGGTGTTTGCGATTTAGGTGTTGATGGTTCTGGAAACTTATTAGCACCAGGCGCAACAAAAAACGAAATAACTCATGAACAAGCATATTTTGATGTCAACGAAAGTTTAAAACAAATAAAAGTTATAAGACCATCATTAATAACAAGTTTGGTCGGAAGTTTTAAAAAAGCACTAAGGACATAATGTGACAACGTTTAATTCTATTGAGTCTATTACAGACTATACCATTAATTCAGCTGTACTTACAACAAATGGAAGAAGTGCAGAAGAAGTTGATATTAAGAGATTAATAATATCATTTCAAATTTACGAGAATATCGAACTACCGTTTCTTACTGCAGATTTTTTATTTATTGATACTGCTAACATAATTCAAGATATGGACTTTCAAGGTGGTGAAAAATTAATTGTTGAATTTCAACATTCTGAAGAAAAATCTACAGGTGTTTCTATAACGAAAGAGTTTTTAATTAAATCTGTAGAAAATGTAGTTAGAGCTGATGAAGCAACTGACTCTGTGCAAATACATTGTATTGAATACCATGCATTTACTTCATCAGTACAAAATATTAACAGATCTTTTGTCGGTTCGCCTACTAAAATAATATCATCTATATTAAATGAATTTTTAGAAAAAGACACTGTAACACTTGGAAACGATTTAGTTAAAGACATGAAAGTTATTGTTCCTAATTTAAATCCTTTACAATCTGCAATGTGGCTTAAAAAAAGATCGATATCTACTTCTGGTCTTCCTTTCTTTTTATATTCAACTATTGGTACACCAAATTTAATATTAAGAGATTTAGGGCATATGATGGAAGAGTCTGTAATAAACTTAAATAGACCATTTATTTACGCACCAAGTTTAAATACATCACAAATTGACATGCAAAAATATTATAACATCATTGATTTTACAATAAAAGAAACAGAAGACTTATTACAAATAATCAATCAAGGTTTGGTAAGTGGAACATATAATTTTTATGACACATCAACTGCTGTACCTTTTCAAGTTAAATTTAATGTAGAAGATGTATTCAAAGATTTATCTGATGAGAATAGATTAGGCGGTGAAAACACAAGATATGTATATGGGCCTGATTATAAAGTAAAAGAAAAAAAGATTTCTCAATATTCAACAAAGTCAATTACACAAATGTCATCAAGTGGTGCTTATCGAACTGGAATAAATAATTTTAGAAGTTATCAAGATGATGATGTTGGTGGTAATCATAGAAAAAAAATAGTTTCTCAATCGTTAAAAGCTTTCTTAACAAAGTCACCTATAGAGATAACTGTAAGTGGAAGAGAATTTATTACTGGTGACAATAACTATTCTTTAGGTAGACTAATAAGGATATTATTTATTGATACTGAAAGTACATCAACAAACCAAAAGCAAATTCAGTTTGATAGTAAAAAATCTGGAGATTATTTAATACTAGCGGCAAAGCATACTTTTGATTTAAGTAATGTTAGAACAAAATTATTTTGTGGAAGACTTGGTTCTTTATCTGGAGATTTTGCATTATGAGTAGATTTTTTTACGGTAATAAAACGAGATGGTTTATTGGAATTATTGTTGACGTTAATGATCCGCTTAAACTTGACAGAGTCAAAGTTCGTATTGAAGGAATACATACGCCTGATACAACACAAATACCTAATGACGATTTGCCATGGGCTCAGGTTGTAATACCTACAACTGAAGGAGGAAGTTCAGGTTTAGGATTTAATTCAAGTTTAAAACCTCGTGCACAAGTATACGGTATATTTCTTGATGGTGATGATTCACAATTACCATTAGTAATAGGTTCAATACCAAAAATAGAATCAAGTGTTGGTCAAAGTTCGAGTAACGTAACTGAAAGGTTTCCATCAGGTCTTGTAAGTATTAATTTAAGCGGTAATAGTAATATTGAAAAATGTGTTAATTTTTTTGTTTCACCAGCTGGTGGTAATTACACATATAAACAAGCTTGTGGTATTGTAGGTAATTTTTGTGTAGAATCAGGTCCTAATGTAGATCCAAGAGCAGTAGCACCAGTTGAAGGATCAACGGGAATAGCACAATGGAATCCTGCAGCAGGCAGATTACAACAACTTATAAATTATTCAAATAATGTTTTAAAATTAGATTACTTTGATTTAACAGCTCAATTGATGTATGTTAAATATGAACTTGAAACATATAGTTACTTAGGTGATGGTCCATTAAGAAAAGCAGAAAGCGTTAAAGCCGCATCACTTGTTTTTGAAAAAGCTTATGAAAGACCAAATCCAAAGTTTGCAAAATCTGATAAAAGAATTGCTTATGGAATAGAAATATTCCGTAGAATGAATACGGCAACGTAGAGGTAAGCATGGCACAAAAAATTGGTTCTCCAACTATAACTTATATTGAACCCGGCTCAATTGTACATGAAGTGGGTGAAGTATTTGTACCAGTAGTCGTAGATGGCGTAAGTGCAGATGACTTAGGTATACAAGTTGGAGGTGTTAGAAAATCAGAACAAGGCACTAGATACACGTCAGTAGGTGGAGATTATTTTTACAAATATGATGAAAATACTGGTGCTGTAACACTTAATTTTGGCCGTA